TCAAAATCACACTTAAGTTATTTGTAAAAAATTATGATGAGATTGCAAGCTTATCATTAAACGATAAAAGTGAAATTGTAAAAACAATACACAACGATTTTATTGAGATTAAAAGCAAAAAATCAAGCAACGACAAAAATATACTTGATTTTGATAAAGATTTTACTTTTATTTACTCTAGTTTTATGCAAGATTACAGCGTTGATTTGTATAACGAGATAGATATTTTAGATTGGCGTAAATTTATATATCTTTTCGTAGGCTTATCAGACAAAACAAAGATAATGCAAGTAATGAGCATCAGAGCAAAAGAGATGCCAAAACCAACAAAATACAATAGCGAGGAGATATCGCAATTATATAAATTAAAAGCATATTACAGCTTAGATGACGAGGGAGACAAGCAAAAAGGACTTGATAGCTTATTTAATATAGCAAGGGGGCGAGCAAATGCAAAGTAACAACGCAGATGGGCAAATAGTATTTAATGTACAAATTGATGACTCAACTGTACAAGAACAAGTCAGAGAAACGACACGAGAAATCGAGCGAGTAGGCGAGGCAGCAGAAGAAAGTGGCAAAAAAGTAAATAGTGCAGGGTCTGAGGGCGGAAAAGGTTTAGAATTGTTAAAAACAGGTGCAGGAGTTGCGGCAGGGGCAATTGCAGCAGTAGCAGGTGCAGCGGTTGCAGTAAGTGCTCAGGCGGTCAATCTATCGGATGATTTGACAAAGGCCATGAATGGATTTAGCACAGCAACAGGAATAGGCGTTGATGAGGCTAAAAAATACGAGGAAACTTTAAAAAATATTTATGCTAACAACTATGGTGAAAGTTTTGAAGATATAGCAAACAACATGGGTATAATCACACAAAGAATGGGTGATTTACCTGCCGAGGAACTGCAAAAAGTAACTGAATATGCTTATCTATTAGCTGATACATTTGAGATTGACACACAAGAGAGCATCGCAGGTGTAAATGCTCTTATGAAACAATTTGGAATAAGTAGCGAAGAAGCTTTTAATCTGATTGCACAAGGGGCACAAAATGGATTAAATCAAAATAATGATTTAGCAGATCAGTTAGCAGAGTATAGTGTTTACTATGCCGACATGGGAATATCTGCAGAACAAGCTATGAATATGCTAGTAAATGGTTCTAAAGATGGAGCATATCAGCTTGATTATTTAAACGATGCAATAAAAGAATTTGGCATAAGGTCAAAAGATGGCAGTAAAGCAAGCGGAGAGGCTTTTGCAATGTTGGGCTTTAACGCGGAAGAAATGACAAGTAAATTTTCTCAAGGTGGAGACATAGCAAAAGAGGCATTTAATCAGATTGCAACAGCTTTAAAAAACACAGAGGATGATTTTACACGTAACGCTGCAGGAGTTGGACTTTTTGGCACAAAGTTTGAAGATTTAGGCGAGGATGCAGTATTTGCACTTACAGACATGCAAGGTGCTATATCAGCTACAAACAGCACTCTAAACGACATGGAAACAACTAAATACAATGACTTAGGCTCAATGCTTGAGGGCTTAAAACGTAACTTTGAGTTGCTGTTATTACCGCTTGGAAATGCGTTAATCCCTTTGATTAAGGAACTAATCACAAATGGTTTAGTTCCAATGGGTGACAAATTTAAAGACATACTGCCAAAACTCACAGACATGGCAGTAAAAGCTTTACCAATTTTAGTTGATGCATTTAGCAACGTTTATGATATAGTAAGTAGTATTATAAGTGAGGCTTTACCTTATTTAAAAGATTTATTTGAGCAACTACAACCATCTTTTCAAATTTTTACAGACGAGTTATTACCAAAAATAACAGAATTATTTTTTAGTTTACTTGAGCCAATCATGACTTTAGTCGATACCTTTTTACCAATAATAATCGATTTATTTAATACATTTGCACCAATAATCCTTGATATAGCTAATGCAATTATGCCGATATTGATTGATGTATTTAATGAGATTGTTCCAATTATTGGAGAGTTAATCAACAGTTTATTGCCACCTCTTAAATCTTTATTTGAGGCTATAGCACCGCTTATAAAAGCATTAAGCCCGATTATTGCTGAGTTGTCAAAAGCGTTTGGCGAGGTACTAAAAAAAGCAATAGAGATTGTATTGCCAATTATAAATAGCGTTATCGATATTTTAACAAATGTAATAGATTTTGTGGCAAATGTATTTACTGGAAATTGGGATGCTGCATGGGGTAACATTGTAGCAATAGTAAAATCATGGCTTAATATCATCCCAAACTTTGTTGAAGACATGGTTAATTTAGTTATAGATGGTATCAATAATATGATTGATAACGTAAACAGCGTAACAACGACGGTTGGCATAGATGCAATACCACGACTAGGATATATAGATATTCCAACATTTCACACTGGTGGTATAATCGATTTTGCAGGTAAACAAGAGGGCTTAATCAACGCTATGGATAGCGAGATGGTGCTTACTGCAAGTCAACAAAAACGCTTATTTGATATTGCAAACGGAGCAAATACAACTAATAACAGTAGCAATATCACTGTTTACATGACTAATTATGTGCGTGACGACATGGATATTAATAAAATTGATGAAAATTTGAAAAATCTTGAAATGAGAAACAAAATGGCAGGGGGTAGAAATTAAATGGATTTTAGTTATAATAATATTGATGCTGCAACTTATAATTTTAAACTAATCAGCAAAACGCCGCCACAAAAGGCACGACGTCAATATCAATCTATAGTAATACCAAACAGAGATAGCCCAGTCATCAAATTAAATGATAATTATGAGTCTTATTTTTTAACGTATGTGGGCAAATGTAACGACACAGACCTTGATAATATATATGCGTGGTTGCAAGACACAGGAAACTTAATTGACGGCGACGATACAACAAAATATTATAAAGTTGTAGCGTGCGAAAAAGCACAAACAGAGCGACTTAGTGAGACTTTACGCATGATAACTGTGACATTTGAGTGTATGCCGTTCCGCTATGTAGTTGATAATTTTGTTGTTACTTCAACTTCAGATAATTTTCAGCTAGAAAACACAGGTAAAAAATATAGTAGGCCACAGTATCTGCTTACTGTATCAGCAGGAAGCGGACAATTAAAAGTAAATCTATCAAGTAAACCATTGACTTTTAGCGATGTCGAGATAGGTACAAAAATCATGATAGACACAGAGCTGATGATAGTGTATAATTATGATAACAACTCAAGCTTATTGACAAAAACAAATGGCTTATTGCCTTTTCTAAGTGTTGGAAATAATTTAGTACAAACAACAGGAGTATCTCAAATTGAAATTTTAAAAAACGAGAGGTGGTTTTAATGTCTTTACAGGGAGCAGGCACAGAGTTAGACCCTTATTTGATTACAAGTTTAGCAGAATTAAGAACAGGGATAACAGATGCAGCGGCTTATTACAAAGTCACTCAACATTTAGATGTACGAGGCACTCAATACGAGGCAGAATGGTTAGAGTGCACATTAGCATGTTTACAACTTGACTTTGACAACAAAGAGTTAAAAAACGTAACGACAGCACAAAACAATCATTTATTTAGATTTAATTGTACAACTGTGACTTTGATAAACTTTAAGTTGGTTAATTGTGTAAACAGCAAAGCTTTATTTGCACACTCAACAACAGATTATGACGCACTAACCAATTTAACAATATTAAACTCTAGTTTTAGTGTAAAATGGTATGCTAATAATCAGATATCAAACAGCACGACTGAATATGGCTTGTTTGGAACTAGATACGTAAACATAGATGCTTCTGTTTTCAACTTGGAATTACATGGATTGACTAAATATATTTTACGCAGCGATTTAAATGTAAACAGATGCCATTTTATATTAAAAGGCAACGTAGATTTAACAACATCATCATACAGCACTGGTGGAACGGCGACGTCCTCGTATACTTTTTTTAGATTGTTAAATATAGGCACTAAGATTTATGTGACAGGCACTTTAAACGTAAATTGCGTTGGTTTAAGTGCTAGAGATTTTCATTTTTTCCAAAATACTTATAACACAAATTATAGTGAATACGGGAATAGGGCGTATTTTGCACAATGCTATGTGCACATGACTTTAGATATAACAGTGCCTTTTGACACGGCACAAAAATTTGACATGTGGCGATATCAAACAACTTTTGAAACAACCGTGCCCCCTGCATCATGGATGGCGATTGGAGACATGCTAGTCCACGGTGGAGTGTTAAACTCGTTACTAAGCGAATACGCAAGAGTATATTTAGTCACAAAAGAGCAGGCTAGAGACAGCGACTTTTTAGCGACTTTTGGTTTTGACTCTAGCAAAAAGGAGTGATATAATTGTATGATTTTTATATAAAAAATGATTTGCCTTTTTTGTGGGAAGATGGCGGAAATGTACAGTTTAGCGAAACACCAAGCACGGAAAAATTTGAAATGCAAGAGCCAATTAATCGTTGGGGTTTTGTGGTAGATGGTTACACAAATGACGGTTTACCTTATTTGCAATTATTAACACCAGCTGTACAGTTTTTTGAATACGTGCAAGGTAATTATATAACAGTACATGATATAGCTACAAATCAAAATGATTTTAATAACAATGGACTGGCAATATTAGAGCCAATCAGGGCGATAATAACAGAGGAATTAGATGGAATATATGATTTAGAAATGGAATGCCATATCGACAATTTAGGCAAGTGGCAATTTTTATTAGAAAACAATATCGTAAAATGCAACGGTCAATTGTTTAGAATATATAAAAAAGTGACAAATACACAGTCAAGGACGGTATTTTGCAGACATATAACTTTTGACTTAAACGACGAGATACACGTTGATACAAGGCAGACTACTGATATATTGCCAAGTTTTGAATATATGTGTAATTTTATACACGATAATTTTAAATTTACAAACAACGTTATAAATAATCTAACACCTTACAGTTTTACAATATCTAGTGATATTGATTTAAAAATGATATACCGTACAACTTTTGTTGATTGCTCATTACAAACATTTACATATGTGTATGATTGGTTAAGGACATGGATAAGCGGACAGGTTGATACGCCGATACATTGGCACAGAGACAACTTTAATATTACATTTAACATGGTTAAGCCAAACACGGAGCAAAATGCATTTAATATCACGCATGGTGTTAATATGCTTGATGTAAATGAGGAGATAGACTATACTGATTTTTACAGCTATGTCGAGGGGTGGGATGGTGCGGGCAGCATGTTTTCAAAATTTTACACAGCCCAAACAGGCTCACGTGTACTACATCATCACAGACCGATAAAACTAAGTTTTAGTTATAAATATGTATCAAGACTAGAGCAAGATGTAAGTGCTTTTTTCGAGGAGCATCTCCCAAAAGTTAGATATAGTGTTAACTTTCTTGATTTGCAAAAAGCAGAGAGTTATAAACAATTTTCCCAAATAATGAACATGAATGTTGGGAGTTCAGGGAAAATTTATAGTGAGGAATTAGGCATTGAGACTACACAAATTATAATCAAAAAAGTATATGACGTAGTAAACGACACAACAGTATCAATCGATTTGGGAGATAGCCGTTCTGTATTTACAAGACCTTACAGTTATCCAAATATGGTTATAGACGAGGCGACAAAACAGCTTATAGATGACAATAGACCAGCACCGCCAGTCATATTAAATATAGAAAAAATGACAATTAATTATATGCAAACATTTACAATCAAAGAACTTGAGGAGGGAATTTAATGGCAATAACTTATACAAGCAATTACAATCTAGGCAAGCAGGAAGATAAAAATGACAATTTTTCCATGGACGTAATAACCGAAAATATGGACAAGATAGATGCGGCATTATCGAGCCATGAATTAGATACTAATAATCCGCATGACGTCACAAAAACACAAATCGGGTTATCAAATGTTGATAATACATCCGATCTTGACAAACCTATTTCGACTTTAACTCAAACAGCTTTAAATTTAAAAGCTGATGATTTAGATTTGACAACACATACTACTAACACTAGTAACCCCCATGGTGTTACAAAAACACAAATCGGATTAGATAATGTAGCTAATATCGACACAACAACTACATCAAATATAACAGATAGTGTGGATAAAAGATTTATAACTGATGCAGCAAAAGACAAATTAACAGCAACAACCAAAACGATAATAGCAGAGATAACAGACGTGATAGAGACGTTATATTGGTCAGCAACTGCACCTTATACGCAAAATATAACGCTAAGCGTGCCAGGTCATACAATCACAGATGCTGATTATGATTTAAATATTTATCGTGTATCAAATGTGACAGTGGCAACAGATAAGCTAGAGATTGAGGCATATAGCTATATTGACAAAGCAGTTATAAGTGCTAACAATACGCTTACATTAACTGCTTATGATTATAAACCATTGACGGATATAAATGTAAAAATTGAGGTGATTAAAAAATGGTAAATTTACAAGGCAAAGAGTCAACAACATCAAGAGAGATTAAAGACGCTTTGAGCAGTAATTTAAATATTAATGCTAGTGATAGCAGACTAAAAACTATAGTAGACAAAATATTGGACAGCAGATATACTTTTAAGTTAGCGGGCGAGACTGGTACATTACCAATATATTTAGAAAGATGTAGTTTGTTATATAAAAATCGGTTGTATGTGGGTGGGGCACACAATGGGGGTAGTGGGTTAGTAATCATTGATATAAATAATATGGGAATTGTTAAACAGATGTTTTTATCAAGCACAAGTGGTCATATGCCAATAATTATATTACAAGATGGCACATACTATTATATAGGTTTTGGTTCTACCGGGTCACATATACTAAAAGGATTACTAGAAACAGGAGAAGTTGTAAAAACAACCTCCTATGGCTTCGTAAATACAAACATGTGCATGGATGAAAATTATATTTACACAATTTTATCGAGTGGAATAATAAATAAAGTAGACAAAATAACTTTGAATATACTGCAAACGAGTGGCTTAATATACAACTCACCACTCGACATAAAATGTGCTGGTGATTATGTATATATAGCAGGCAACGGAACATCCCCAAATACTGGGGTTATCACAAAGGTAGCAAAAAGCGACATAAATACTATCGTGGCAACATCCAATAGTGCATATAACAGCGAAGTTATATGGCGATTATTGATAGATGACGTCTATATTTACACAGCGTCAGCAACAGGTGTTGTAAAAAAATGGTTGCTGTCGGATTTAAGTTATGTAAGTACTTTTTTTACTACTGGTAATAACAATCCGATTTATACAATAAAAAAGTCACTAAATAATTTTTGGATAGGCGATTCGCTTGGCACTACATATAGAGTTTCAGAAACTGGGAATTTGTTAGCCAAAATACAGACATCAAATTCTGCTAATTATGTTTTGGAAATCGACGAGAGCAATCAAATGTTATATCGTAATGCAAGAGATGATATAACGATTGCCAAATATCAAATAATAGACAATCTACAAAACAGTACATCAACAACAGTAATAAAAACAGCGGGTTTAGTCACGTTAAACACAGTGGGGGCATGGGTAAATACTGTTTATACACTAAACGGTATGAGTATGACTTGTAACACACTATCAACTGGTTATTTAAGACAGTTGAGTTTTACAGGAACAACAACAGCTGATAGTGAGTTTATAATACATAATTTTGATGCAAATAAAAAGCTTGCAGCATCAACAAATTACATTTTAAATGGAGTAAAATCAACAGACAGTTTATCAACTGTTTTTGTAAGATTGATTTTAGCGGAAAACGTAGACGGAACAGGAGCAACGACAACGATTGAAAAAGTGGCTGGAGATTTTAACGTTACAACTACAACAAATTTATACTATAAGATATCAATAATTATTAAAAGTGGGGTTACGTTATCAGCAAGTTTATATAATAGCATTCCCACTTTATATCCAAAGTAGGTGATTAAATGTATATATTGTTAATGTCAATTATAATTTTTACTTTGTGCTATATTTCAAATTTTAGCTTTAGTTTATTTTACAACACAAAAATATTATCACAAAAAATCAGCAAAACAAAGCTAAAAAACATGGGATTAAAATTGTTAAGTTTTATAGTTGGATTGACGTGTTTATCAGTTGCATCTTACTTAATCCCAAATATTTTGACAAAGTTAAAACTATCTGTTACAATTGACATAACAGATAAAAGCATAGCAATCTTGTTTGGCTCGACTAGTGTGTTTTACGCTAGTCAAGCACTTGTTAAATTAAAAAATATTTTATTAAAAAAGGAAAGTGATAAAAATGATAGCACCTTATAAACAAAATTTTACAGTAACACAGCCATACGGATATCAAGGG